CTGTTCTCCGTGGACTGAGCTTTATCGCAAAGATTTCTCCACGTTGGCAGTAGTAGTGTATTAACCTTTGCGAAACACCCAAAAGTTTTGCCACCTCGCTTGTTTTCAGAAATGGCCTGTCGTATTTTTCAAGCTCCTTCTCAATCTTTTTCACATCATCAAGGTCGTGCTGCAACACCATCACATAATCTAACAGTAGGCAATTTGACACACTCTGCTTTCGCAAAATGCGAAAGACCTTATGCTGTCCTGCCCTATTTTTCCATCTCATGCCCGAAGTTCGTAATATCCCGACTGACAGACTGAAGTGGCTGGATAGAGAGAGTGAAAGAGAGAAACTACCCGAAGACTATTTCCTTGACCCTGAAAACCGTAGATACCCATATAAGAACAAGGACGGTTCTATCAACTGCTACATGCTACGCTCAGCGATAAGGCTGGCTGGTATGCACGGAGAAGACAGAATCAAAGCAAAAGCTGAGGAGCTCTTTCAGAAATACTGCGGAGGTGATAAGTGATGGAGGAAATGCAAGAGCAACAAACACAAGAGCAAACTCAAGCGCAGCAGAAGGTTGAACAAAAAGTAGAGACTGTCAATGTAGAAGAACTTGTTAGAAAGCATCTGGATGAGCAAGCGAGATACCTTGGCTTTGAAAGCTGGGATGATTTGCAAGCAAAGATTTTAGAAGAAAAAGGCAAGCTTTACGAGGCTTTAGAACAAGAGAGAAAGAAAGCTAGAGAGATAGAAAAGCAATACAAAGAACAACTTAAGCAACTACAGAAAGAGAAAGAAGAGCTATTGATTGAACTCAAAGTCAAAAGCAGACTTGCGGACAAAGTGATAGACGCCGATAAAGCTTTGAAGCTACTCAGAGCAGAGAAGAAGATAGAGATCAGGGACGGCAAAATCCTCATAGACGGCGAGGATGTGGATACTGCTATTGAGAAGTTCTTGAATGAAAACCCGTTCCTTGTCCGGGCGGTCGGCGGTTCTGGTGCTCCTCATACCACAGAACAAACAGAACCGCAAAGCCCAGAAGAGAAACTTAAGCACGCCCTGAGAAAACTTTTAGGAGGTGCATAAACATGGCAAAGAAAACTAAGAAAGGAGGTACGAAATGAGTGTGTTGAAGGTTATAGCAGGCAGGCTTTCCGCAGAAAGCACAGAAAGGGCAGTTATTGAGTACATGGCAGATAAGGACGAACTCTTTGCTCTACTGCCCTTTACAAGAAGTGCTACTAATATCTACAGCTGGTATCGCACCGGAGATGTGCCTACGGCGTCGGTAGTAGACCCATACGGAACCATTCCTGAAGTTGACGTAGTCGGCACCGTCATGCAAAACAAGATCTCAATGATCGCCGCAGATGTGGTAGTCTATAACTTTGAAGCTACAGCAGTAGAACAGCTTGTAGACCGTGTGCTTGAGAAAACTCTTGCAGCATCTGAAGCTATCGTAAGAGCATACAAGAGGTTATTCATTACAGGAAATAGTGCAAACCCTAACGAGTTTGACGGATTAGACAGGTTTGTAGACCCAAGCATGGTCGTAGATGCTGGTTCAGGCGGTGCTCCCATTTCATTCCAGCTACTTGACCAACTGCTTGAGAAATTCCCAGCTGGAGCGGAGCCCACTGCAATTATAGTGCATCCGAGGACTTACCTTTCCATAAAAGCATTACTCAGAACTCTTTACGTCACGCCTGAGCAAGTGATGTTGCCCAACTTCGGAAGACCTGTGATGGCTTACAACGGAATTCCAATCCTCAGAAATGAATACATCCCTATCGTCGGCGGGCTTACTTCCGTCTACGCAGTTAGACTTGGGCAAACCTCGGTGCACGGAGTTTATATGGGAGACAATGCGGGCGTGGTGATAGAAGAAGTGGGTAAGCTTGAGAACAAAGATGCAAGAAAGTGGAGGCTAAAGTGGTATGTCTCTATGGCATCTAAGAACAAGTGGGATGTGGCAAAAATAATCAATGTAAGCAACTAACCATGAAGAAAGTGAAAATCCCGTGGCAAGGAGATAGCCCCCTCTACTTCCCCGGGGGCGTTATCAATTTTAAGGATGGCGTGTCCGTAGAGCCCGTGCCTGAACACCTCCTGAGAAGGCTTATTGCCATATACGGCAATCAGATAGAGGTTATTGAAGATGAGGGTAGAACTGAAGATCAAGAAACTCCCGCAGATACTACAACAAGACGCAGTAGAAAAAGGTCTTAGGAGAGCAATCATGATAGCAGCGGAAACGTATGTGAAAGACATCCATGACTGGATAGATAGCGGGCGAGCTTTCAAGCCGAGAACAGGGAACCTGCAAAGGTCTATCGCATGGTATATGCCATCAGAGAACTCCGCACGCATAATAGCCCAAGCGGATTATGCAAGGTTTGTGGAGTTCGGTACAAAGCCGCATGCCATACTACCAAAACGGAGAAAAGCCTTAAAAATCCCTACACCTGAGGGCTACATCTTTAGAAAGAAAGTTAACCACCCCGGTAGCAAACCATATCCCTTCTTCTTTGCAAATTTGCAGGACAGGGCTAAAAAAGTTGCTATAGAGTTTATGAAAGCTTTGGAGGGAGTGATATGAGTTTTGTGTTCATCACACACGAAGACTTTGCTGATGAGCCCATAGCTCCGTCCGATACTGATATAAGCTTTGCTAACATCTTCACAGAAAGAACGCTTGCTTTATACGGTGTCCAGCCCGAAGACTTAAATCAAGCAGGGCTTGAGTGGGCAAAAGAATACGCAAAAATAGTAGCACTGAGAAGACTGTATCTGAGATTAGCACAGTCTGAAGACAGCAAATACTACGAGAAGTCTGATATGTATCTCAAGATGCAGAATGAACTGCAGAACCTTTTCAACAGACAAACGATGACCACCACCGGGACAAGTCCTCAAAGCTACGAGGTGAAAAGAGCATGAGGCTTTTAGATTTGTATGCTGAACTGAACGCATTATTTCCAGATTACACGCACACACTCGGCTACAAAAACCTGGAGGAATTAAGGGCAGATGTGCAAAAGCTTATGAGTGTATTTTTAGAGAGAGAACAAATAGACAGAGACGGCACAGTCTCAAGCTTTGTTATCATCGTGGCGCATAAAAAGAAGCTTTCCCAGTTTGATGAGTTCCAATCCGAGGTTGATGCAATTTTGCAGAAGGTTTACAGCAAACTACCCTTGACAGATTTTACAGTTGAGTATGCAAATAACGACATCTATCTGTTTGCCCTGATAAGAGCACAAGCCAAGAGGAGGTTGCTATGAGCTACGAGTATAGACCGCTTAGTCAAGAGACTTTGAGAAGAATAATAAGGACAAGGGCAATAACTGTAAACGGTAGAGTGAGAATAGACCTTGACCCTAAAGCAAGGTGGGTGATTATTCAGAATGTATCTGATGCTGATGTTTTCGTCGGAAACAGCACAGTAGATAACACAAACGGCTTCAAGCTTGCCTCGGGGGATAGCATCTCTTTTAACTTCCTGCCCGGCTTTGAGGTTTATGCATACGCAAACAACAAAGAAATCCGTGTGTTGGAGGTAGAGTAAATGAGACACAAGCTTTTAAGAGCATTCAGAAAACTAATAATGCCTGAGGCGGAGCTTTTGATTGTTGGAAGCAAGCTTTATGCAAAGAAAATAACGAGGGATGGAGAAGAGATTGATTACGGACTGCAAAGTCAAAAACTCATCACAAATAGAGGTATGATCACGCTTCTAAAAGCGCTTGGAGGGTTTCATATCAACGATAATAATTTCCTCAGAGGCTACGCATGGAGTATAGCTTACGGCCACACCTCTGGAACGGGGACAAACCCTGAAAACTTTGCAGACACGGCTTTACAATCCCCGATACAGACCACACCCATACAAGCTTCTACTTACGACTACTTTTTTGACACTACTCAAATATACAGACTGCGATCAATTGCCGCGCTTTCCTACTCCATGCCCGCTACTGTTTCAGAGCATGCGGTGTGGAGCTTGCACCCAAGCACAAACACTTGGCACTTCTTTGATCGCTCAGTACTTGCTACTCCGATTGCAGTTCTTGTTGGAGACACAATTACGTTTACTTACATCTTAGAACTTTCAAGGGCCTGAGGTAGAGCGATGGCAAACTATGCTGTGCAAATCACACGAGGCTTGAGATTTTCAGCTAATCGCAAAGCTAATGATGTCGTAATAAAGAGCACGCTAAGACTTTTAGCTAAGAAGAGACGGGACGATTGGATAGAGAATTTCAATTTCGGCGGTAGTAGTGGTGGTGGATCTGGTGGCACAGTGAGAAGAAAAATAAGGTTAAGGTTCCTATGAGCTGGGCTTTGTTCTTGGTGCTAATCATAGCGAGCGGGCTGTTGGCAGTCGGCTTGTTTATTGAACGCAAAATGCACATAAAGACTGCTGAAAGATTATCTCAATGCAGAGCAGAACTTCAAGCCACACAGAAGAACCTCGTCAAGTACACAGAGCTTTATTCTGTACTAAAAAACAAATGCGAACTTGATAAAAAGAAGATAGAACAGAGATATACCGCCCTACTGAAAAAAGCCACCGAGCCCGTCCCACAGATAAGCGTCCCACCGCATCAAAACGAGTGTGAGTCGCTA